TGCCTTAGGTATTACGCTGTTCACTGCATCAACTAGTAGTGTTGAATCGTCACCGAACACACTACCTTGTATATCGCCAGTACCACCTTCTACAACAACTTTTTCGCCGCCGAAAGTAATTACTCCACCGTCATTAGTAATTTCAACACCACCTAGGTTAATCGTGCTGCCACTTAGATACAGATCACGGAACTTATGTGTCATGCTACCTATATCGTATGCTTCGTTTGCATCAGGAATAATATTACCTTTAACAGTTCCGTCTAAGTTAATTGCTTTACCTACACTGTCTACCATTGAAGTACTGTCATCAGCAAATACACTACCTACAATATCTCCAGTTACATTGCCAGTTACATTGCCTGTAAGATCTCCACTTATAGAAGTAGCAGTAATTGTATTTGCATCTACAGTTGTAGTATCAACAGGACCAACTACTTTGCCTGCAATGCCATCTACCATTACACTCGAGTCATCTGCAAAAACACTACCAGTAGTATCTTGTCTTTCTGCAGGTGGACCACCGTTAATTAACAGTGTACCATTAGCAGTAAGTTCAATCCTGTTTTGGTTAAGGTATATAAAGTCTTTTACATATACATCTTCCCAACGCTTGTCTTCACTGCCTAAAGAACGTGTGCCGTCAGCATCTGGTATAAGATCTGCTGCTGTATTGCTTGGGTCTGTATTTTGCCCTGCATACAATTCATCGAAGTTGTTATTAATTTTATCAAAAGCTGTACGCAAAGGATCGCCGTCACCTTTGTTAGGAGTACTACCTGTATTAATTGTCTGTTTTGCCATTCGATTTTCCTTCTACACGAACTTTTATTGTACCAGCTGTTGCAATAACCTGTCTAGTTTGAGGCTGACTCTCATCTAAGTCAACCGATGCTTTTTGTGTTTTCATTAATTTCTCAAGAGTGCTTCGTTTCATTATTATTTTCCAACTAATACTTCTACAGTGCCACGTTCACTGTCATCTTTAGAACTAACAGCTTTACCTATTATTGTACCAATTTTAGGTTCATTGTTAACAACAGCATATCCTGGTATAGCACTTGTAACAAGTATGTCACCTTTTTGTACTTTACCTATAACATTACACGGAACTCTACCTTGTAGTGCCACTCCGGCAACATTATCACCTTTTAAATGACTGTTCATTAAGTGTGCTGGATTTGTTGTTACAACACCTGCTACTCTATGATCTTCTTTTATATTAGTTGTAGTAACTTCTTCATCACCGCCTAATACTAAAACTGTGCCAGGTGCATACTTTTCATCTGCTAAGTAATTTTCAGCTAAGTCAGCGTATAATGCTTCAGTTGCTGTTCCGTTGAATACACTAGCATATACTGTATTATATTTCTTTGTTGGCGCACCTATGTTATAAATGTTATCAAAGTCAGGAACAACACCGTCTTTATTAAAGATAAACGGTGTAACACTTGTACTTGTGCCACTATCGGATGCAACAATAGCAATTTGTCCTGCTGTTGTTTTACCTGTATTTCCACCTATTGCAATACCTGTACTTGCAAGTCCTTTTTCTCCTGGTGCTTCTATAAAGCTACTGTAGATCCAATCTACTGCGAGATTACTTTGACCACCTAATACTGAACTTGCTTGAAGTGTACTTTCTGTAACACCTGTACCGCCTATATTAACACTACCCGGTATCTCAAGATCTGGGAATGTAGGAGGAACATATCCTGGATCGCTTGGAGATCCTCCTGTTCCTGCAGAACCGCCAGTCGCTGTAAGTATTGTACCTTGTCCTGGTGTTTTGAGTAGTAGCTCTGTAGTATCTAATGATAATACTTCGTAATTACTATCCCCTCCGAGTATAAGACTATTAACTTGAATACTTCCGTCGACATTAGTTTTAACAATACTGTTAGGCTCGCCTGCTACTGTTACATTACTAATACCATAAGTACCAGTACCGGTTTTTATTAGTGCTTCACCTGCGTCTGTTCCAGAAGCAATTTCACTAATGAAGTCACCGTCTTCTAGACCGCCACCTTCACTTATAACTGTAGCAAAAGGAATTGCACTTACTGAACCATCGCCTGCTACACTTCTACCTAAAACATTATCAGTTGAAATATGTTGTAATTTTTCAGGAGCAATACCTGTTGATGTATCTGAACTTGTTTGTAATTCAATAAATCCGTTTGTTGAAGTAAATTCTGTATCTTTAAACGATGCAACACCTAAATCTGACTGACTTATGCCTGTTGCATTTGCTCTTAAACTTGCTGCATTTAAATCTAATTTACTTTGTGCAATTGCTGCTGTTGGGCTAACATCTGCATTAACAATAGTTTCAGTTGCAAGTTGAATACTAACTTCGGTATATCTATCTGTTGGATTTCCACTTCCGTCTGTAGTAACAAATCTTTCAGTAGTTATAACAACATCACTATCTGCGCTAGGAACACCATTTGCCCATTCTGATAATGGTCCGTCTATACAAGGGCCATTTACTACACCTGATACACTTACAGTATCTTGTCCTACAGGAGCACCTGAACTAAAGTCTCCGGTTAATGGTGTATAGGTAATGATAATAATGTCACCTTCGAAACCTTGTGTTTCTTGTACATCAACAACAGTACCAGTTGCTCCAGAAAGGTTACCTGATATTGTTTGTCCTGGTTTATACGCTGCTCCGGGTCCTGACGTTGTAATTAAATCTGCGTCGATTATAATTTTCTTTAACGATGTTGATACTAATAACTGTCCTTCATCATAATCATTAATATCAACGTCTCTTAGATCTGGAAGTGTGTCATTATTACCTTGACTATTATCTACATAAGCTTTATTTGCAGTATCACTATCTGAAACTGGTGTACTAATATTCGTTATAGTATTACCAGCAGCATTTATATCTGCTGTCATAGGCACACTACCGTTTGGAGCAAGCACACCTGGCCCAATTTTATTACTAATTGCTGCACCAGTTTGATCGAATCCTAAACGTCTATTAACATACCCACGTACAGCACTTTCTGTTGGTACTGTATCTGATGCGTTATCAGTCATTGCTGTATCTGTTGAGAATTCAGTAACAACAACACCACGTTTAAAGCCTAAGCCGTCAACATCGGAAAGCGCAATACTTGCTGAGAAACTAACAGTACCAGTACCCTGATCCACACTAAAGAATCTACCAACTCTAAAGATACCGTTTTGGTCGGTACTTACATAGAACACACGCCCTTTACCACGTTCGTCAACTTCATTTGACTGATCTGGTGCTCTCGGCAAACCAAAGATAACATTTGGATAGTTACTTGTGTTAAATCCACCTGTACCAACATCTAAGAAGTCGTGTCCTGTAGCTCTACAAGTAGAAATTGCAATAGTAACTGTACCTGGTGATCCTGCTTGTAGACCACTTCTAAGTATCGGAACAACAGTTCCTAATACTAATGTTGAAGCAAGCCCTGCTGCTCTTGCAGGATATTGTAAGTCACTTACATCTGCAATATCAACAATACCGTAATCATCTGATTCTGACGGCGTAGCTTGTATTTCGTGATCGCCTGACACAGGGTCAATTTGTACGCCTCTATAATTTGATATAGTATGTTTTTTACCAGCCCATGTTGTAATCATAGGAAGTTCGCCTGTACCATTAAAATCACTAGGCCTAAAATCACCTGGAGTTGTAATATTATTATTAATACGACGAATTTCGTTTTCTTCGTATATTCTAACTACAGCAATAGTTGTATCGCCTGCTGTATTACCTAGTGTAGTTCCGCCTGTAAGAGGATTACTATCTAGATCTAGTACTGTACCTTTTGTATTTTGTGCATTAACTGTATCAACAACAAGTCTTACGTAATCATAAGTACTATCAAATCCTGCTAAAGTAGTGTCTTCTGATAGTTCATTACCTAATGCATCCGCAGTTAAAAATGAAATACTTCTATATACAGTATCTGGATTTTCTCTAAAGATAACCGCAGTAGATGGACGAATTGTTAAAATATCTGGACGAGCAATATCTTCAAAGATAAATGTTTGGTTATTTCTAACTTGTACATAAGTACCATGTGGTATGCCGCCTGTTTCTAAAATACCGTTTTGACTAAACTGACCGTCACCTGTTGCAAAGTTAACTTTGATAATTTTACCATTGTATCTAGGCGTATCGTCAGTTATTGCAATAGTTCCAGTGAATGTAAAAATTTTAAATCCGCCATTACTATCAACTTCGGTTGCTGTAATTACAACATCATTTGCCGGAGTTGCTCCGCCTAGGTCCGCACCACTAATAGTAATAGTATCACCTACTTCGTAATCTTCTCCTAATAATACACCAGTTACACTATATCCATCTGTAATTGTTTTAGAAACTTTAAATGTTGCGCCTGTACCTGCACCTAAATTAATACCTGCGTAGGTTATAGATATACTATCACCAAATCCGGATATTTCTCCTACTATTGTGCCTGTGTCGACAACGTTTGCAATCTCGTATCTAGCAAATACATCTTTGTTAGGATGATAGATATCAAATTCACCTCTATTACTCGGTAAATATTCAAAATCATAAAGGTGTCCAAATAATTGTTCTTCATCATTTGCATATCCTGAAGTATCAACTTCACTAGGTACACTACTTGCACCTAAAGCACCACTTGTTGATCCTGTAAGTTGATTTGTAGTATCAAATATGTTAGATACACCTGTTAGATAAATTGTTCTTGTATTACTTGAAATTGTTACAGTACCAGATGCACCTGTTGATGCCTGTGTAATTGTTTCGCCTTCAACTGTAGTAACATTATCAGAACAAGTTAAAATAATATCAGCTGTAAATGTTTTTGCAGGATTGTTCATATCATCACGTGTTGAAATTCCGTCTGGAATTTCATTTGGATCCGAACCTTCTGCAACTAGACCATAATCACCATAACAACTTGAACCTGTAAGAGATCTAATCTCAGAACCATTCTTAGCATAATACGATGCATGGCAGTAATATGTAAACATACTAACCATCTCTGATAACGCACCATTTACAACAACTAGTCCATAACCTAAGTCGTTAACTTGTGTAAAGTCGTTGCCGAGCATACTTCTGTTACCAGCAGTTTGTAGTGTGATAGCAATTGGAGCATCAATACTTTGTACTGTTCTAGCAACAATTAAAGCTCTGTTATTACTAATATCTACATTTGCTGATACTAGTGCTGCACCTACTGATAATGAAGTTAAGTTTGGTGTAACTTCAGCTGGTAATAATTCTAAAGTATCAAGATCAATTACATCTTTAATAATTCCAACTAGATCACTTACTATTGTTGCTTCTGTGCCCGTTGCAGGATTTGCTGTTACAGGCTGTCCTGCTCTTGTACCTTGTACAACTTCGCTTACAATAGTTTGCAAATCAGTATATGCTGCTACAGTAGCAGTTTCTTCATCTGTGTTACCTAACTGTCCAGCTGTGCCAACAAAGTAAGATCTTGCATTTATTAATGTTCCTGAATTACCTCCATAAAGAACATCATATGAAAGTGCATCAACGATATATCCTACATCTCTTTCACATTTTGTACTATTATATGTAAGACTTGGATAATTTGTAATAATAAAACTTGTTACTTGAGCTTTAATGAATGCTTTGTTTGCTTGTAGTATTACACTTGCATCGTTTGCATTAGTTGTAGGTTGTGCCGCCGGCGTTGGGAAAGTAAGTGCATCTGCTGCGGTATCTGTACTTACTACACCGTTGTTTAAAATATCTACAACTTCGTCAAATGCCGCACCTGCTCTACTTGTAGCAGTACCGTCTGCTGCAACTGCTGATAACGCAAGTACTTCACTTTTAGCAAAATTAATTGCGGCGGTTGTTTGTGCTAATTGTTCTGCTGTAACAACATCTGCATTTGCACGTTGATATGCTAACCCTGCTGTAACTGCTCTATAGTTTGAACCTAATGCAATATCTAACCCAACTGCATCTAAAATTAATCCAGTGTCTCTAGCACATTTTGCTTCATTAAAATCAAACGGAGCAACAGAATCTAAGTCTACTCCAGTTTGTAAATTACTTGTTGTACCTGTAAAGCCTTGTCCTACACCTAGTGCATCAGGGTTACTATTTTTATCTAATAGTAGTACCGCAGTACCTTCGTCAGGGTCGTAATTTATTACTGCATTAACTTGGAATCTTCTACCATCAACATAAAATGGGCAAGGTGTTTCTGGTCTACGTATATAAAGACCTTGTGGGTCTTCAGGACTACCTAAACTTTTTACCTGCAGGACAAATGGATCAGGAGTTGCAGTTACATCTGGAACCGGACTTCCGTCTGCAGGTCTACCAGTTGATACAACTTGTACTGCTGTATTTCCAGTAAATGCATCTACAAACATACCTCCTGAAAATACTTGCTTGTTTTGCGATCTACTAAAACTTGAACCAGTTTGGATGTATGGAGATTTAGTTAGAACTTGTCCATATGGATCAAGTGTACATAAAAATCCGCCATGTCCTTGTACAGTCATGTTACGCAGAATTGTAGCATCGTTCATTAAGAACACATCCATTTCGTCATTAGGTAACGGTGGATTGTAATCGTCGTTGAATGCAAAATTTATTGTATTAATAAAATTTAATGACATTGATAGTGCAGTTGCTTCAGCTTCGCCATTAAATAAATCTGCTTGAGGGTATTCTATTAAATTTACATCACCATAGATGGTTGTAGGTTGTGCATTTGCAAATAGTCCTTGTAGAATAGTATAAATTTGATTTATGCCATCCTCAGTAGCTCCATTTTGTGAGCCATCTTTTGGCAATGCACCGTAATAATATTCACCCTGTGCTTCTAAAACATTTTCATTTCCGCCGAGTACAAAATCTTTTGCCATTGCTTCTACAATTAATCTTACATCTCTATTACATTTTCCTTGTGCAAATGATAAAGACGGATATGTTGCAGCAATATACTGAACTACTTGTTCTGCAATAAACTCTTTGTTATCTTCTAAGATTCTTGATGCTATAACTGCACCGCCAGCATTTTGATATCCTTCACCTACATTTTTTAATCTATTAGGATATTTTAAGTAATGATAACCGAAATAACCATCTATTTCATTTGTTAGCGGATTTATATAAGGCTTGCCGCCTGATATTTCTCCTACTGTAAATGTAAGATCTGGCGCACCAGTTGCACCGATATCGTCGTCTGAAATAGTAATAGTGTCACCAACTAAGTATCCTGTACCTGGATTATTAATTGTAACACTACTTAGTAATACACTACCATTTGCATTTACAGTAATATCAAATGTTGCTCTTTCACCAGCACCGCTTGTGCCTTCGCTTACTGTTACAGCTGAAGTAATAGGATCGATTGTTGTAACTGTTGTAGGCGTTACTCCTGCATATGTGCCGGCTGCGGCAGCTCTAGTACCATTCGGTGCGCCGCCGATTATTGAAGAAAGTTGTGTAATTTGACTTGAGACAATTGTTAAATTATCAAATTGTTTATCTCTATAGAAAAATGTATTAGTATATCTAGATTGTGATATACGTTTCTTAGGACGTATTATTACTCGTCTAAATTCGTCACCTTTAATACTTACGTTTGCAGGAACGCGAATTGGATAGTCTTCTTCATAAATGCCTGATTCTATTCTAATACTACATTGTGTTTCTCTTACAAAATTTCCATACTCTAATTCTTCGCCTGGAATAAATTCAACAGGTTCTAAAAGTTGTAATTCTAAAACATCGTTATCTGCAGGTAATACTGTATCAGGATTTGCATCATAATCGTAAGCAATAATTCTACCAACGGCGCCTGACTCTTTACCTACAACAACTTTTCCTGGAATAATATCAGTATTAGTAGGGTTACCTTGATCTACATAACCATAAGATCCGTTACTTAAATTAATCTTGTAAGTAGTTGCACCGTCTACTACTGTAGGTGCATCTAATGGACCTGGAGTTGGTCCGTCTATAATATCTAATACAATATCAAATTTAGCATCAGTTGCACTAGCAACATTCTCTGCTGTAAATTCATCTGGAATAAGTGCAGCGTTAGTGAATTGAGTATATCTATCTTGATATAATGTACCTGCAACACTATTACTACTTCCTACTGTAACACCTTTGACAATATCTCTAATTAGCTTTTTTGTATGCTCAATAGATGCAACAGTTTCTACTAACTGTTCTCCAATTGCTTTCCTTGCACTCGGATTAGAATAATATCTAATACCTGCCCATCTTGAAAGATAGTTTGCATTATCGCCTAATAAAATATCTAATCTAACACTGTTAACAATAAACTCAACATCTCTTGCACAAGTATCCAAATTATATTCAAAATTTGGATATGTAGTTTCTATAAATGCTAAAACTTCTTGCTGTATAAATTCTACGTTTTCAGATATAAGAATACTAAAATTTGGTCTACTCACTGGCGGAGCAGTAAACCCTGCTGTTGTTACTAGTGAAGATTCAAGTCCGCCACCAAATGTAATTGTTTGCATATACGGACCGGGCTCAATCGGAGCCGATAGTATAATTTCTTCAGCTTTTCTTGCTGCTGCATTTACCGAAGCATATGCCCAACTAGGTGATCTACCTTCTTTACCCGGCGGTGTATATGTTTGTCTATCATCGCCATCTGTTGCCACATATAAGTTAACTTGTGAGGTAGGAGTACCTTTATCAACATATAATTTTGTTGCTGCCTGTAAATCATCTGATCCACCGATATCAGTACCTAATCCTGCTAAATCTCCTGGATGATCATTTAAGAAAAGTGTACCTTCCATCCTGTCACCTTGTCTACGTGTAACACTTTCACGTGGCAACGCTACAGTTGATAACCAGTTACCTGTCAATGTAGGATCATAATCTGCATCAACAATAGTAAATGTACCGGTTCCTCCCGATAATATTATTCTAGATGTATTGTTAATTGCATCTGCTTCAGACGTATGTAAAGTAAGTGTGTTTTGATCTACAATTCTTACATATACAGTTTGCTCGTCAACAATATTTGTAGGAAGATCTGATGGATTAGTTGTTCTAAATATAAACGGAGCACCTAAATATTGATCATCTAGTCCGTGTGCTGTAATTACTGGATTGCCAAAACTATTAAAAGATTCAATTGTTTTTGTATAAAAATCTCTATTTGCAGGTTCTGGATCTAATCTGATTCCAGCACCAGCTCTTTGTTTTTCTTGATAATTTGAATCAGCATATCTTTTGTTTATAACAAGATCGCCTATTTCAATATCTTCACCATGTGAGGCACGCCATAAATCAACACTTGATTGATTTATTTCTGCTATATTTGCAATGGGTTGTGTAGCTGCATTAAGTGGGCCGCCTAGTGTAGGAAATATATCTCTTGATATATCAATAGCATTAATTTTTAATACTAGTTTACCTTCTTCAGAAAAGTCAAATCCTATTGTATCGAGGTCTGTAGGATCTAAAGCATTGTCACTTGCTAAATCAAGAAATACTATTCCTGTTTCAGTATCATTTACTACCGGTACTTTATTTACTTGGCCATCATATGTATTAGGAGTATCGCCTAAGTCTAAAAGGCTTATTTGTCCACCTAGTCCAAATACAGCATATATTTCACTAAAGTTTTCATTTACCTTACGAAAACTTTCGCGAATACTATCGCCTGTACCATCATTACCTTCAACACCGATATCAATATTCTG